TCTGGAGGCGGAGGCGCCTCTGGAGATGCACGAGGAACTAGGAGAAGGCCATGAAGATAGTTAGAGACATGATTGACCAGCTATGGACACTGCTTGGCATGTTCATTGCTTGGGTTGTACTAGACGGTTCAGCAAAGACAGTCGTCGGTTACGCAATTATGGCAACTATCTTTGCTTGGGCTGTTACCTACCCACTACGAAACCCAAAAGACGAGGAATAAATGAAATCAATAGGAAACATTCTTCTGAGAATCCTTGCAACATTTGCTGCTAGCGGTCTCTCAGTAATTGGTGCAGGTGCCATTGCTGGCGTCGACACTATCACAGCAATAACAGTAGCTGGTTTAACAGCGGTTGCCGCAGTCGTAGAGAAGCTAGCACGTGGCTTTATGAATGATGGCAAGCTAGACCTAGAGGAAATTAATGCAGCATTTGCAGCAGTTGATGTTAACTCTAAAACAGAAGCTGACTTAAAGGTAGAAGCTAAGCAAAATGGAACTGACATCATTATTTCTGCTCCAACATCAGGAAAGCCAGAAGGCGAAGTCCCTGAAGAGCAGCCAGTTGATGAAGATTGGGATAAGCGATAATGGCAGACCAAGGCACAGCAGCTAAACTCATTGAAGTTGCAACAGCGGAACTAGGAACCATTGAAGGTCCTAAAGACAACGAAACCAAGTACGGCGCTTACACAAAGGCTAACTTTCAGCCATGGTGTGGGTCTTTCGTAAACTGGTGCGCTAACGAGGCTGGAGTAAAGGTTCCTAATACCGTTTACACACCAGGTGGCGCAGCAGCGTTTAAGAAGGCTAACGCTTGGATTGATGGAGACATCGCAGACCCAGATGCTGGAGATATCGCGTATTTTGATTTCCCCTCAGATGGAGTCGATAGAATTTCTCACGTAGGCATTGTTATTAAAGACAATGGCGACGGCACAGTTTGGTGCATCGAGGGAAACACTAGCCCAGATGATAAGGGCTCACAGCGCAATGGCGGACAAGTTTCTAAGAAACTCCGCGCCTACAAGAAGAACCCTAAGAAGGTTCAGATTTCTATCGTAGGTTTTGGTCGCCCTAAGTTCAAAGCAGCAGGCGCAGCGGCTCCAGTAGCAGCTAAGTGCCCAACCTGCGGTAAGTAATGTACTTTCTGACCCACATTACCTTCCAAGGGGTGTTTCTTGTAACTTTAGTTACAGTAACACTTCTTGGCTGGTGGTGGGCGGAGCGTGGATGATAAAGAGCGTTTAAAGCGCTGGACCTGCGCTTTATGCGATAAGAGGTATGTGGTCCCCGACTTAGCCCGACAATGCGAAGAGAAACACTTACAATCAGAGTATGAAAGCAGCTAGAAGCGCGTCAGAAACCCAATTACGTGGCAAAGCCACATCTTCTTTAGCTACTAAAGGTAAAGGCAGAGGTATTTTGCGAGCAGTTACCGTTGCCAGAGTTGCCTCAGCAATAGATAAGGCTCAAAAGGGTAAAGATAAAGACGCTAGCAAGCCTACTGATGTAAAATCTGAACGTGTTGAGCGTGAAGAAAAGCCACAGGCACCTAGAACAGTAAAATCTGAAAGAGTTACTAAAAAATCCTCATCAAGCCCTAAGGCTGTAACAAGAGGTCAGAAGGCTATTTCAGGTCCAACACCTGCGCCTAAGACAAAGGCTAAAAAAACCACTAAACGAGAGACCACACCTGGTTATCAGAGAGTTTATAAGGCAACTCCTGCAGTTGACCTTAATGAAGGTCCTAATTTTGGTAAGCCAACAAGCATTATTGAACCAACATTTCAGCCTAAGACACCAAAGAAGAAAAAAAATGCATAAAGATGGTGTTCCTAAGGCAAAAAGTACGATTCACGCACGTATAAAGACTAAAAAGAACAACAGAGAAGAGCGCGATAGACGTACGTATGTAATGTCTCCAATAAAAGGGGCGACTACAATGTCTAAACAGTGGAGTAGATATGAAGGATGGACGCCGTGAGGAAGTCAGCCTTTAAAAAAGCAGTATCAAAACCAAAAGTGGTGATTGACTCAAGATTTGGTCTTAGAAAGTTACCGCAGAACAACGAAAGACCCAGCATAGCGGTCTGGAACAGCCCTGGTAGAGGCCCTAACGGGGAAAGTCAAAACTGAAAGGTACAAAATGCCAGCATCATACCCAAGTTCGGTAAGAGTATTTACTACTAAACAAAACGTCGTTGATACCGTTGACGCTTCACACCCAAATAGCCTTCAAGAGGAGATTGTTGCTGTTGAAACCGCTCTTGGTTTAAACCCAGCAACCTCTACTACCCCAAACCCAACTGATACATTCAACGGTGGTTCTACTCCGTTTAGCACTGTGTCCGCACGTATTGCTAACGTTGAAACTGGTGTTGTTGCCGATTCCCACACACAATACGTAAGAAAAACAGCAGACGGAACACAGTCAAACAAGATTTCTGCTGGAGTAGCCGCTAATAGGCCTTTAGTTCTTCAGGGAGCGGCTAGCCAATCTGCAAATCTATTAGAGTTTCAAGGTTCTGGTAATGAAATCATCTGTGGAGTTACTCCAGATGGCACATTTACAGGAAAGACCCTTGCAGCTAACATTCAAGGCTCAGTAACAGCTATTGCAGCCGATGCAACAGTAGAAGAGAAGGGTGCAAGCTTCACTCTCGCTCTTGGAGATAAAAACAAGTTATTCTACTGCACTAATACTAACGTTAGCGTAGATTTGGTTATTACAGTTCCAACTGATGCTGTTGCCTTCCCTATAGGTTCTCAAATTAACGTTGTACGTGGTCAAACAGGTAACGTAGTGTTTGCAAGCCAAAACGTGTTCTCTACACCTGGTTTAAAGCTTCGCGCTAGATGGTCAGGAGCTACTTTAGTAAAAGTAGCAGCTAACACCTGGTGGCTCTCTGGTGATTTGACTGCTTAATGCCAATCTATCCTGGTGTCAGTGATTCTCAGAAGAAGGTACCTCCGCTACCGCCTTCTGTAGCTTCGCGTTCAGATTCTGGTTCTGGACGTGCATTTGACAACGGTGCTACCTTTTTAACTTTTAACCCTACTGTTTTTGATGGAAAACTTCCTATCATTGACTACCTTATTACAGCAACGTCAGAAACCAATGAAACTGTAACAAACACTGTTGCAAACTTAAATTCATTTGTTTTTACAGGTCTTCGCTCTGGTGTTCGTTATAGATATAAGATTAGAGCAAGAAACTCAGTATCTGAATCTGTTGACTCTGCTGAAGTAGGTCCAGATATAGCAACTACAGTTCCTGGGCGTCCAACTTCATTAACTGCAATAAATTTAAGTAATGGTGGGGGCATCTCACTTAGCTGGGTAGCTCCATCAAATGCTGGTAAAGCTATAACTAGTTATACAATCACTCCAAGTGTAGGCGCCCCAATTGTTACAAATAGCGCTTCTACAACCTATAGTTTTTCTGGTGTAGTGGGTACTGTTTATAACTTTACCGTTGCTGCTACTAACGAAAACGGTACAGGAATAGACTCTACCGCCTCTGGAACAGTCACCCCAACCCCTGCACCAACTCCACCGCCAACCCCAGTTGTTACACCACCACCACCAGGCATTGGTATTACATCGTTTACAGCTGGTGCTGGCTTTTCTGAACTAGCAAATGCGCTTGTAGTTGTTGGAAACTGGAGTGCATTTGGATACGCTTCCTGGTCACTTTCAGGAATTGGTCAAACTACGGGTATAGTGAATGGAACTGAATCAAGTGGTTCCCCAAGAAGTGGTGCTAACCCAAGTCAATTCTGCGGGCAAACTGCGACTGCAACATTAGTTGTGTACTCTGGACCTAACGGAACAGGAACGTCAGCTACATCTAATGTTAATTTTACAATGCCATCAAGTGGAAGTGGCTGCCCAACAGGTGGAGGTCCTATTACATCCAACACTTATTGGTATACTGTGTGCTGTCTTACTGGCAGTACTTATTCACAAATTTCTCGCTCAAGCGACCAAGGAGCTTCTACTGCAGCTTATTTTGCAGAACAAGCGTGTACAAATGGTGGTGGAAGAGTTCAAGGAGGACAACAGTCTTATAGCGTCAACGCTCCTGTGCTCCAGAACTGCTCTGCGCCAGTGGCTCTACCATGCTCTACTGCAAATGGAAACTGCGGTACTCCTACCTGTGCAGCTTGCGACTCTGCTCTAAGCGGCCCAGTGCAAGACCCTGATTGCCCTTCAGGTTATAGAAATAGATGTTGGACTGGTGGTAGCTGTCCAAACACAGGTGATTGCGTACCTGTAACTGTAGTAACCCCTACCCCAACGCCAATTGTTGTTACAACAACCTACTGCCCTTCACTTGGTACAGTCGTTCCTTTATCTGGATATCCAGGAAACTGCCCAGGAGCACAACAAAGCTGTTCTGGTCCTTGCCTTGGTACTTGGTCTATTGTGGGAGGCGTATGCCGTTGTACAGCTACCCCGACCCCTACACCAACACCTGTAGCAACTGTATGTGTTCCTACAGGCTCAATCAACGTTGGAAACTGTACTATTTACTTTGATAGCTGTGGTGGTGCAGATACTGTTTGTGCAACTGCAACACCAGTACCACCAACACCAGTACCTCCAACACCAACACCTTCAGGCTGCCCATGTAGAGACTTCCGCGGTCGTTGCGTAAGCGTTCGTTTCTGTGAGGGTATTTAATAGTTCAATACAATATGATAGGATATACAAATGGATGATATGTTGCCCATGGGCAGTGAACTAAACCAAGCTACACATAAATTTGCATTTATTGTAGATGGAGATGTATTTGGCGTTATCTCTTTGGATGAGAATAACCCTAATGACACCCAAGGTGTAGAGAAGCGCTGCATTGCGGGACTCTCGTCTGACCCAAAAGTGGTGCTACTTCCAGCAAACAGCCCCGCGCAATATGGTTGGAAATGGGATGGAACTAATTTCAACCCTTCTGAAGAACTAGCGGCACGAGCTGCCGCAGAGGGCTTCACATGGGATGGAAATACTTTTAATCGTACTGTAGAGTAGGTTTCTATGAGCGAAGAAGAAAAGCCATTAAGCGCCTGGCAGCAGTGGAAAAAGAACCTAGGTAACACTAGACCGTGGGATTTACTAAATACAGATTTGCCGCGTACAACAGATGCTGCAGCAGAGGCACGCCTTAATATCTGTAAAGCCTGTCCAGAGTTAATCAAGGCTACCCATCAATGTAAAAAATGTGGCTGCATCATGAATTTAAAGGTGAAACTAGCAGGCGCTGAGTGCCCAATAGGAAAGTGGGCTGTAGCAGAAGGTGACGAAATAGAACCTGCCGTAAAGTAGGTTTTATGGAAAAAATATACATAGGTCTTGCTTCCTATAGAGACCATGACCTTATAAATACTATAAAAAGTTTTTATAATAATGCTGCCTGTCCATCTAGGTTATTTTTTTCTATAGTCTCTTATGAGAAGCCTGGTGAAGATACCCCTTTAGACCTGTCCTTTATACCTGAAGACCAGTACTCATATCAAAAGATTGACCACAGGCTAGCTTTAGGGGCCTGCAAGAGCCGTCATTTAGCTAACTCTCTTTTAACAGAAGATTACACATATTTTGTACAAGCAGACGCCCACTCACGTTTATTTGAGATGTGGGATGAGATAGCAATCTGGCACTATAAAAAGTGTGAAGAAAAATGGGGGCAAGACTACCTTTTTACAAAATATCCGCTTGCTTATGAAGTTATGTGGGAAGGCGATGTAAACGTAGGAGATAAATACATTTCTAAAACAGACTACTTAGGAAAGGTAGTGCCAGATTGGCAAACAGACCTTTGGCTTTTAAAACACGATGATTTACAGGATTATACTTTTGGAGACTTAAGCATAGGGTTTTCAGCTAACTGTGTTTTTGGAAGCGCTAAAGCCATGTTAAAAATACCATATGACCCCTTTCTGTACTTTTCTGGAGAAGAACCTACTTTGGGTGTAAGGGCATATGTAAACGGCGTAAATCTAGTCGCACCACCTTTTAACTTTATGTGGACTAACTACAATAGGGAGAACGGCAGACGAAAGCAGCAGTGGGACGACGATACAAACTGGTGGGTACTGGACGTCTACTCTCGCAATAGACAGGCAGACTTCTACTCTGGCAAAAACCTAGGAATCTATGGCATTACAGATTTAGATAAGTACCAGGAGCTACAGGATACCCATGGCTATAAATTTGGGGACCCAGAGCTCATAGCAAAAATCAGAAAGCCTTAGGCTGACAGGCGTCCTGTTCTCTTAGATACTAGTACCAGCGCCCCCGATATCAGGCGTCAACATACCACTCTAGAGAATAGGTAAAAATGTCAAGTTATAACTCACCACTACCAGTGGGTTCAGACCTAGCGACTGGCGCTTACGCCATTGCTGTCGGTAACACCCCAGCTGGAACTAACAACGTCGGTAACTCTACCGACTCAGCAGGAAACGTTCGAGTAGATTTCGTATGGGGTAACTACCCTATGCAGCCAAACGATGAGCGCACAGACGGAGGCACTACAACTGTTGTAGCTGCTGATGCAAGCCAGAACTACGACTGGTCTGGTTACACCACCAACCCAAGCGCACGTTTAACAGCCGCAACCAGCAACAACCACACAGTTGCAGAAGCTGAGTGGAACGATTACCCATCATTCCTACCAGGCGTAGGTAACTACATGATTACAGCAGCTTCAGGTAACGGCACAACTGTTACATACACATCACAGAACAAGCTTGCAGCAGGAGATACTGTAAACATCACAGGTCTTACAGCTTCAGCTTACAACCTTTCAAACGCAACAGTTGCTTCAGCAGACGCACTAAAGTTCACAGTAACAAACGCAGCAAACGCTGGTGAAATTACAGGACAGTGGTACGGCAAGGTTCAGGCAACTAACGCTCTTACAGCTTACGATGGCGCTGGAATTGGCTTCATCGTCGTACCTTCAGTAATTGGTGAGACAACAGCCCTAGCCCTTGATGAGCTCAAGGATGCTGGTTACGAAGCAGCTAACATCACTACAGCTACCGCAGCTACAAACTTGCGTACAGACGTTACTCGCTTTAACGCTACAAGTACAACAGCAGCAACAATTTACGCAACCAACGCAAACACCAACTACCCAGTTGGTACCAAGGTCACACTCGTTGCGGGAACACCAGCTGGTTCAAACCCAGTCAACCTTCCAGCATATGCAATTGGTACCTTTACTGTTACCGCAGTTGCATCTGGTCAGATTACAGTTTCTGGTACAGGATTTACAGTTGCAGATACCACTGGTATCAACTCAACTCTAAACCTTGCTGGTCTTGCTGGAACAATCAAGTCTCAGAGCACAGCAGCTGGTACAGCTTCAGTTGCTTCAACAGCTACAATCACAATCACACCTTACGCAGCAGCAACAACTTCATAATAAGTTATCAAGCAAAAAGCCCCCAGCCAATGGCTGGGGGCTTTTTAGTTTAAAGGTATATTAGTTTGGGAACTCCCGTAGGAAGCTCTCGTATCTTTCTCCATTTTTCTGGCCTGGGTATACTTTCCAGGAGGACCAGTCTTTTCCACCGTTAGTCATGTAGAAAGTTATTTCTGCATTAACCACAGGGTCAAAGAGGTCAGCATTAGTTTTTAGTTCAAATTTTTCCCGTCTATCTTCTCCGAGACTTCCCAGCATATTAATCTGGAACATGCCGTAAGAATTGTCACCTGTATTGACGTTTCCATTATGAGCTAAGGGGCGACCGTTAGATTCTTTTTTAGCAACCGCGTAGGCGACCTTGAGAGCTTTTCCCTCAAAACCAACCGCGCTAAGCAGGTCAACTAAGTCTGTATCTGACAGTTCTTTTGCTCCTTTGTACTTCTCTAGTGGGTCCACAGTGTTTACTTGTACTGTCACAGTTGGGGTTTCCACATCCGTTGCGTTAGCAACCGCATGTGGTAGTCCACCTATTAACAGTGCATACATCGAAAACACCGCCACTTTATCCATTGTATCTTTTCTGATATTGAACATTTCTGCTCCTCTCAGTAGCAAAAGGCTCCATTACTGGAGCCTTTCAAGAACTAGAGTGCCACAGTGTTACAGCGAGAGTCAAGCCGAAGTAGATATATTTTTTATATCGTGACAAAAACGTTATTTAAGTATTTAATATATGTACGTATTTACGCATTTTATATGCGTATTGGAGAACACATATCACTATTCTATATTAGAAAGAGAATGAGATATGTCATTAGTAGAATGGGCTGGAGTCCTCTCAGGATTCGCAGCTTTCGGAGCTGCTATCATCGCAGCAACTTCATGGGTATTAAAATCATACTTGAAGAATTTTGTTCACGAACTTAAGCCCAATGGTGGCGGTTCGATGAAAGATACCGTTAACCAAATCCACTCAGAAATAACTGAGCTACGTGTTAGCGTTGCTAAGCTAGAAGGTCGGTTCTCCCAGCACCTAGCGGAAATGGGAAAGAACGAGTAGTATCTTCCTACCCCCACTATCACAAGGGGTAAAAGGAGCAAGATGAACAAGGAACAACTAGTGGCAGCTGCAGGGTCATACATCCGCGCAGCGCTCGCTTCAGTCGTAGCACTCGTCATGGCAGGACAGACAGACCCCGCAGTACTCGCTAACGCGTTTATTGCTGGTCTAGTAGGTCCTCTAGCCAAGGGATTAAATCCTAAAGATAAGGCATACGGAATCGGAGCTTCCAAGTAAACTAGTGGGAGGGCAGGCAACTGCCCTCCCATTATTATTAGGAGGACCTCATGGCAAAAGTAAAGTGTGATAATTGCGATAAAGACGCTCTGTATACATGTGCAGACCCTGGAGTAAACCCAGTTAATTACTGTGCACCTTGTTTACCACACTGGTTACAAGCACGTGCTGATAGCGGTCACTTCCCGCTTGTAGAATTTATTGAAGAGAAGCCATCTAAGAAGAAGGCTACAAAAGAAGAAGAGCCTGTAGAGGAACCTAAGGCCGAGTAATGTTTGATGAGCCAGTCTTCGCAGTGCGCGTAGATAGACGACAGGCCGTTCAAACACACCCAGTTCCTAAAAAGGTAACTGCCCCTAGAGGTCCGTTTCCTGATGAGATGTTCGCTGAACCTGAGATTATTAGCGCATCTGAAACTGTAGAGTTTGAACCTGGCGCTACTGCACAAAACAACTTTAAACCAGAGAAGTACCTTCGCTGTGCCCGTTGTTTGGTAAGGGTAAAAGAGTCCGAAACTGAGGACCATATCTGTGGCTAAAAATAAAAAGAATCGTTATTTTGAGGACCAAGAAGAGCGCTTTAACCGAATCTTAAACCTTGCCCAAGGCATGGCTGACAAGATTGGCGTAGAGACTCCAGTAGACCAAAGATTCCAGGTTGCTGTTCCAGCCGAAGGTTTTAAACAGTTAGCTGCTAATACAACAAATCCAATAAGACCAAGAGCTAAGGCAGTAGCCTACGATTTTAATAAGCGCTCTTTATATGTTGTATTTAGGGATGGCTCATGGTGGGAGTACGAAAATTGTCCTGTCTCGCACTTTGAAAATTTAAAGAACACCGATTCTACGGGTAAGTACTTGGCATCTAGTGGTCTAGATAAATGGCCTACTATGGGACCAGCTGACCCGTTAGAGATGACAGAAGAACAGAGAACAAGATTTGAGTATGCTGCAGAATCCTCTGCTAGACTTCAACAGACGTTAATATTAGAAGAAGGCTTAGACGAAAGACGACAACAAGGCGACTAATGCAAACTATCGGACCACTATACGGCGGAAAACTACGATACTGGCATAAAAAATTATTGCCTGTGGTAGAGGTTGGCTCTACCCAAGAGACTGACTACCCATTTAGAAAAGGTAAGTGCTTGGTCTTTAGGATGCCGTTTACTGAGCCTGGCTATTACGTTGGTGTTTTTTACAAGAAACCACTAATATCCCCTGATGACGACGAGGCTATCGATAAGATAGTCTTGGGAGCTATGAAGGGTAGAAAAGCCTGGGTTCCAGAGGATGGTAAATATGATGAGTTTTTTTAAAAAGAAGACCGCGTGGACTAAACCCTTCCCAGAGAAGGTTGCAAGACGGGTATCAAGAATCCCAACTGGGGAACTTGAAAACTGGTCAGAACAAGCATTAATAGAGATAGGCAAGTGCCTGTCAAAGTACGCAAAATCTAGAGACCCAATTTACCTAGATGAGGCTGTAAAGGGTGCCGAGGCTCTCCACGCCGTGGTCGAGGAGTTGCACTCCCGCATGACCAACTGATACACTAATGTCACCTCTCTCTTCTACTTCCGTGTGATGGTGCGAAGACCCTGTGCTTACCAGCACAGGGTTTTTGTTTTACTCTAGACTAAGGTTATTATGGACAACAACATTGTGTTAGAAGAAGACGAAGATGAGTTCCTGCCAGAGACTCCAGAGGAAGTAGAGCCCGAGGACGACGAGGTAGAACTGGATGAGCTGTCTAGAGAGTTTGTAACTAAATTAATAGACCGTTGCATTGAGTTTATGAATGCCTTAGTAGGGCATGAGCTACACCCTTATCAAATGCCGCTTGCGCGTCGCATCATTGAATCTGTACTGATTAATGATGGTGAAGAAATTACTGCGTTAGCTGCACGTCAGTCAGGTAAGTCTGAAACAATTGCTAATACCGTAGCAACGCTAATGGTGCTTTTGCCACGCCTTGCAAAGATGTATCCAGACCTTCTTGGTAAGTTCTCAAATGGTGTTTGGATTGGTATGTTTGCACCAGTTGAAGGTCAGGTAGAAACACTCTTCGGCCGTACTGTTAATAGGCTTACTAGCGAACGTGCACAAGAGATTCTCGGCGACCCTGAGATTGACGATAGCCTAGGTAAAGTTCCTGGAGTTACACGACAGATTAAATTAAAAAACTCAGGCAGTAGCCTTATGATGATGACTGCTAACCCACGTGCAAAGATTGAATCTAAGTCCTTCCACCTTATCGTTATTGATGAGTGTCAAGAGGCAGATGACTTTGTTGTTACTAAGTCTATCTCCCCTATGCTTGCGTACTACTCAGGTACTATGGTTAAGACAGGCACGCCGACTACGCATAAAAACAACTT